AAAAGCATATTAGTTTGTGACCTAATAGCTAAATCATCTACTGCTGAGCCACTTATCATATCTCCTGTTGATGTAGGAACTTGTATGCCACCTTTGAATGTGCCACCATTTAAAAACCTAAGTCTTAAATCATCTGTTCCATTAATGTCATTACTACCTGAAGAAGTAATAGCACCTGTAACATCTATACCTGTTGAGGTTGTGGCTAGTTTGGCACTTGTACCATGAAATAGTGTTGCTACACTTCCACTACCT